TAGGAACAGAAAACAATCCTGACGTAATAGACCAAAGCAAGTCTGTTAATGTGCCTGTGGATGAGTTTGCTGTAAATGCACCCGAACCAACATTTGATGAAGCAATGATTGATGCTATGGAAATTACCATAGGAGAAGACGTTATATCTTTTGATGAGCCAATGGAAGAAGCTCAGGAAGAAATACCTTTTGATGCTAATTTGGTTGAATACTTAGACGAATCTATTTTAGGCTCGCTATCTTCAAAACTTATTTCTTCGGTTGAAAACGATAAAGAGTCAAGAAAAGAATGGGAAAAAACATATACTGACGGTCTTAAATATCTTGGTATGAGGTTTGACGAACAAAGAAGTCAGCCGTTTGAAGGCTCTAGTGGTGTCATACATCCAATATTATCTGAAGCAGTAACACAGTTTCAAGCACAAGCTTACAAAGAGCTATTGCCCGCACAAGGCCCAATAAAAACACAAATAATAGGCAGAAGAGATGCCGAAACAGAAATGCAGTCTGAAAGAGTGTGTGAATTTATGAATTATTACATCATGAATGAGATGCCTGAGTATGACCCTGACTTAGACCAATTGTTGTTCTATCTACCGTTATCTGGTAGTGCTTTTAAGAAAGTGTATTACGATGCAGCCAAAAATAGGCCTATGTCTAAATTCATTCCTGCAGAAGATTTACTTGTACCTTATAACGCAACAGATTTATTATCAGCAGAAAGAGTTACTCATGTAGTCTCTATGAGCAACAATGAAGTAAGAAAAATGCAGTTATCAGGATTTTATGCTGATGTAGAATTAAATGATAACGAGTCTGTAATTAGAGATAACATAGACAAAGAAATAGATAAAATACAGGGTGTTGAGCCTGATTACAGTGATGATGAACAAAGAAGAATATACGAAATACACACTGTTGCAGAGATAGAGGGGTTTGAGGATGTTGATGATATGGGTGAGCCGACTGGCTTAAAAATACCTTATATCATTACTATAGATGACTCATCGCAACAAATATTGTCTATAAGAAGAAACTATGTGCCTGAAGACGTATACAGAAACAAAATAAATTATTTTGTACAATATAAGTTCTTACCCGGACTAGGTTTTTACGGCCTTGGTTTATCACACATGATTGGTGGTTTATCTAAAGCCTCTACATCAATACTAAGACAATTAATAGATGCAGGAACACTAAGCAACCTGCCTGCAGGATTTAAGGCAAGAGGTATTAGAATTAGAGATGAAGCCTCACCATTACAACCCGGTGAGTTTAGAGATGTAGATGCTCCGGGCGGAGCATTAAGAGATTCTTTAATGCCATTACCATATAAAGAGCCAAGCAGCGTATTATTTAATTTACTTGGCTTATTAGTAGACTCAGGCAAAAGATTTGCAGCCATAGCTGACATGAATATTGGCGACTCTAATGCAGCAATGCCTGTTGGAACAACAGTGGCTCTTTTAGAAAAAGGTACCAAGGTAATGAGTGCTATACATAAAAGATTGCACTATGCACAAAAAAATGAATTTAAAATACTAGCAAGAATCTTTCAAGAGTTTTTACCACCTGTTTATCCATACGAAACAGGAAGCGGCTCTAAAGAAGTAAAGGTAGAAGATTTTGATAACAGAGTTGATGTTATACCAGTATCAGACCCTAACATTTTCTCTATGAGCCAAAGAGTTATTATGGCTCAAGAGTTATTAACAATGGTTCAATCAAACCCTGAACTACATGGTCCACAGGGTATATATGAAGCTTACAGAAGAATGTATGCAGCATTAGGCGTAGATAATATAGAAACATTGCTTATGCCGCCTGCTGACAACACACCAAAGCCTGTTGATGCAGGTATTGAAAATAGTGGGTTATTGCAAGGAATACCACAACAAGCCTTTCCTGAGCAGAACCATCAAGCACATGTAGAGGCGCATAAAACACTATTTTTAACACAAGCCGTTATGATGAATCCACAGCTACAATCTGTAATTATTGCTCATGTAATGCAGCATTTACAATTTATGGCTAATCAAATGGCTGAACAACAAATGCCTCCTGAAGTACAACAACAAATACAAGGTATGTTGCAACAAGCACAACAGGCAGACCCACAAACGCAAGCAGGCATGCAACAGCAAATACAAGGAATTATAGAAAGCTTTAGTTCTCCTATTCTTGCTCAATTATCTAATGAATTTTTAACTTCAGTACAACCACCACAGCAAGACGACCCACTTGTTGCAATAAGACAACAAGAGCTTGGATTGCGTGATAAAGAAATTGAAATGAAGAACCAACAGTTTATGGCTAAAGAACAACAAGATGCCATGGAAAGCGGTACTGAGCTTCAATTACAACAACAAAAAGCTGACCAACAAGCTTTAATTGGTAATGAAAAAAATGATATTGCCAAACAAAGACTACAGCAACAAGCTGAGTTAAAATTAATAGACTTACAAGCGAGGATGAATAAATGACAAGTTCAATTAACGAAAAAATAGTAGCGCAAATAAAACAGAAAAAAGCTGAAATAAAAGCAGCAGAAGCACCAAAGGTTGAAGATGCAAAAAGAGCTAGAGATGATAAAGGTCATTATATAGCAGACGACCTATCTACTCCTGATGTTAATGAAGCATGGGAAGGTGGTAAAGCACCAAAGAAAAAAACTAAAAAGACTGTTGCAAAGAAAAAAACAACAGCAAAGAAGAAAACAGTAGCCAAAAAAACTACTAAAAAGAAAACCAAATAAGGAGTAACTATGAAAGCAAAAACTTCCATCACAATAAAAGGTCAAGGAAGCATTGCCTTGTCGCAACCAAAAAAGGTAAAAGTGGACACAGCACATAAACCGGGTTATGGCAAAGGAGTAAGCAGAGGTAAAGGAGCTGCTTTACGAGGCAATAAGTTTAACGGCATATTTTAAAATATGGATAGGTATGATTTTATTCATGCTCTCCGTAAAGACTTAAATCAAAGAGAGGAGCAAATTAAGGATATCTTAATGTCAGGTGGCATTAAAGATATGGAAAAATATCAATTTTTAATGGGTGAAATATCTGCATTATCCTATATTCATGATAAGATAAAAGAACACTTACATGAAAAAGGAGATTTTAATGAATAGTGAAGCAGAGAAAAAAGTTGATAAGAAGGTAGAAGAGAAAACTATTAACTTAGATAAAGCTTTTGTTGAAGAGGACAACAGAGTTTTAGACCCCAGTTTATTAGATAAAAGTATTCTTGAAAGGATGCCTCAACCTACTGGTTGGCGCATGTTGGTACTTCCCTATAAAGGTAAAGGAGTATCAGAAGGTGGAATCCAGTTAGTAAAGGAAACCATTGATAGAGAAACCCTAGCAACCGTTGTTGCCTACGTTGTAGCCATGGGTCCTGATTGTTATAAAGACACAAAAAGGTTCGCAAAACCTTGGTGTGAAAAGGGACAGTGGATATTAATAGGTAGATATGCGGGTTCTAGGTTTAGGTTGGCTGATGAAAGCGAAGTCAGAATTTTAAATGATGATGAAGTAATAGCCACTATTTTAGACCCTGATGACATTGTTTCAGTATAAGGAGAATATATATGAACGAAATTAATAATGAAAATCAAGTGGAAGCAGAAGATATTATTATAGATGTAGAAGATACACCTATTAATGAAGAACCTGTAAACGAAACCGACTCAGGCGGTGACGATGAACTTGATAAGTACACCAAAGGTGTATCAAAAAGAATAAACAAGCTGAATGATAAAATTCGTATTGCAGAACAAAAAGCTGCTGAATATGAATCTAAGTACACACAGCTTTCAAGCGAATATAACTCAGTTAAAAGCAGAGCTAATGTTTTAGACAAAAGCTACACTGAGGAATATGAGAATCGTGTTAAATCTCAAAGGCAGCAAGCAGAAGATTTATACAGAAAAGCAAGAGAAACTAATGACCCTGACCTAGAGGTAAAAAGCGTTGAGCTTTTAAATAAGGTCTCTTTAGAAGAAGAAAGAGTCAGATTGGCTAAAGTACAGCTACAAAGCCAAGAAGAGCAAAGTTTTAGAAATGTGCAACCAAATGTACAAAATGTGCAACAACAAGTGTATGATAAGCCTAAGCCTGATTCTAAAGCAGTTGAATGGCAAAAAGAAAATGACTGGTTTCAACAGGATAGAGTCAAAACATACACTGCAATGGGTATTCATGAGGACTTAATAAACGAAGGTTTTGATGGTCATGATAATGAATATTACGAAGAATTAGACAAAAGACTTACAAAGGTTTATCCTGAATTAAGGAAAAAACCTGAAGGCGTATCAAAAGATACCAACTCAACTGTGCAAAGAGTTGCTTCTGCTTCCTCTGGAAGTCGCCAAGGAACACAAGGGAAGAAAAGCGGTATTAAAATTAATTCTAACCATGCTTCCGTAAAGAGCAATTTAAAACCTTACGGAATGTCACAAGAAGAGTGGCTGAAAAGAGTAGGTAAAGAAATGATTAAACTTGAAGGAGCAAAATAATGGACATAGATGCAATTGAAAATACAACACGCCAATCTCGTGATGACGAGCAACACGATAAAAACGCTAGAAGAAAACCATGGCAGCCTGCGAGGATGCTTGAAACTCCGCCTGCTCCTGAGGGATATCAATACCGATGGATTAGGTCAGAGTATGTAGGTGTAGAAGACAGAAACAATGTTTCTGCTAGAATGAGAGAAGGATGGGAGTTTGTCAGACAAGACGAAATACCTGATTTCCCTTTACCTACAATAGAGCATGGAAGACACGCAGGAGTCATATCAGTAGGTGGTTTGATATTAGCAAAAATACCTAACGAAACTGTTAAAGAAAGGAACGAACATTATAAACAAAAAAATGTTCAACAGAACGAAGCTTTGGATAATACGATGTTCAATGAAGTTCAAGGAAATAACAGGTACGTTAAATATGATTCTAATAGAAAATCTAATGTATCATTTGGAAAAAAAAGGTAGGATAAATTATGGCGAATAAAGACGCTTCATTTGGTCTTAGGCCTGTAAGAATGATGGGTGGCTCACCCTATTCAGGCGGACAAAGCCGTTATAGAATAGCAGCAAACTACGGAACAAGTATTTTTCAAGGCGACCTAGTAATGCAAGTTACTGGTGGTGGTGTTGAAATCCATGCAGATGGTGGAACAGTTCCTATAGTTGGCGTATTCAACGGTTGTATGTACACAGACCCAACAACATCAGAGCAAGTATTTAGTAATTATTACCCTGCAAGCACAAACGCTTCAGATATAATTGCTTTTATACATGACGACCCTAATACGGTCTTTGAAATCCAAGCAGACGACACTTTCCCAGTGGCGGACTTGTTTGGTAATTTCGATATCGTCTATACAAACTCAGGAAGTACCTATACTGGTATCTCAGGAGCAGAGTTAGATGTAACAACAGGCGCAACTGCAACAAGTTTGCCGCTAAAAGCAATTGACATTAGTCAAGACCCTGATAACTCAGACGTTGCTTCAGCAAACACAAATGTTTTAGTTGTAATTCAAAATCACATAGCAGGCGTTAAAGGCGCAGGCTTAGCATAAGGAGTAATTAGATGGCTATTTCACGCGCACAATTGGCGAAAGAACTGGAACCCGGTCTAAATGCACTTTTTGGACTTGAATATGACGAAAACAATGAAGAATACAAAGAACTATATTCTATAGAAGACTCAGATAGAGCTTTTGAAGAAGAAGTGCTTGTAGTTGGATTTGGTGCAGCTCCTGTCAAGGAAGAGGGTGCAGGCGTTAGCTTTGATAATGCTTCAGAAGGATATACAGCAAGATATACACACGAAACTGTGGCTCTTGCTTTCTCATTAACTGAAGAAGCTATTGAAGACAACCTGTATGACCAATTAGGTAGAAGATACACAAAAGCATTGGCACGTTCAATGCAGCACACCAAAGAAGTAAAAGGAGCAAATGTATTAAACAATGCGTTCGATGCTAACTTTGCTATTGGTGATGGACAGCAATTAATATCCACAGCACATCCGTTAGCGGGTGGTGGAACAGCTCGTAACAGAGCTACAACAATGGCTGACTTAAATGAAACTTCACTTGAAGATAATATAATTGATATATCAACATTTGTTGATGACAGAAACCTAACTATTGCAGTTAGACCTGATAAATTAATCGTCCCACCACAATTAACATTTATTGCGGATAGACTTTTAAATACTCCGGGTAGAGTGTCAACATCAGATAATGACATTAACTCAATTAAAAACCAATCTTCAATACCAAATGGTTTCAGCGTAAACCATTATCTAAATGACCCTGATGCTTATTTCATTATGACATCAGTTAATGCAGATGGAGAAGGTCTAAAAATGTTCAACAGAACAGGAATGGAAACTTCTATGGAACCTGAATTCTCAACAGGTAACATTAGGTATAGAGCTAGAGAAAGATACTCATTTGGTGTCTCTAACTGGCGTGGAGTTTTTGGTTCTCAAGGAGCTTAAGGTTCTTAAAACCA